CATTCAAAACATTCTTGCTCTAGGTCATACCATCCTGGCAGCCTAGTCTCTTCATCCCACTGCACACGTAGGTTGAACACCTGGCACCCGCAGATACATGCGAATGCCGGTGTCCCAGTAAGGTCAACCNTTTGGTTCATTGTTCCAGAACAACTTGTAATACTCTAGGTCATAGGCAAAGCGNTTCATGTGCTTGACAGTAGCCCCGGTGTGTGCATAGAGGGGCACGTCTGCTTCATTCATGCGACGGAAGAAGTTAATATCTTCAGATACAAACTGCTCACCTACGCCAGTCTCATTGAAGAACGGCACGTTGCCATGCTTCTCACGCATCTTTTCACCTACGCTGCGATGCAGCAACAGGAAGCCAAAGCCTGCCGCTCCAGCCTTTACTACAACATCCTTAGGTAAAGGATGAATGTAAGCAATCTTATATGGGTCATCAGTGAATTGGAATAGCGCAGGGTAGGGCGTCATCAACGACGCCTCGTTTTCTTTTGATATAAAATAAATACCAGATACAGCAGGACGAGCCACAGGGTCTGCCGTCTGCCAAACTTTTTCGAGTGCGTCATTAGTCAGCTCGATGTCGCTATCGACCCAGAGAATCCACGGGAAGTCTGTGTGGTCCATCCAGTAGTCGAATGCATTCTGTCGCTGACGTCCGATTTGATTACCCTGAATACGCATGGCTGAGCGGATAGGGACATCACTTGTGAGGATGGAATACACCAGTCCTTCNGTGAACTTACCATCGGTAAGCCCTCCGTCACACCAGCAGAGAATGATGTTGTCATTACTCACTACCTTCTTCTTGGGCATCTGTTGATTCTTCGAGGGTGTCTTCGTCATGGTATGGTCGCTTTCCGCCTATGTTTTGAATAAGAGATAGAAGGGCGCGTTGCACCTTCATACGTGCACCATCAGGTGTGGTGCCTAGTTCATCAGCTACCTTAGTCCACTCAGCATCTTCATCTGCGTAGCGGATGTGAAGGATAAGCTGCTTAGCAACAGGTAACTTGTAGTATCCCCGTGCAATATCACTACGCATAGCTAGCCAGTTCATGCCATCGCTGACATCTGACTTGCCACGAATGCCTGACAAGTCTTTTAACTTGGCTGGCATCTCGTAGGATTCAGCAATGATGGTAGGCAAGAATGCCTCAACGATTACTGGGTCGTAGTAGTGTACGTCTGAGGTAGAGTAACCAGCACTACGTGCTTTTTCTTTTTCCCCAAACTTAAGGCACTGATTGCGGAGAGAACGTGCTACTAGTTTGGTAGCATCCTTCTCATCCATCCCCATCCATTCTTTAAACTTNTTAGGGTGGGTAACAAACCACAAATACATCTCTTGCTGGAAGTCATCGACATCCACCATAGGATANTTGCGGTGGTACTCAGANGCNATGCGTTGCATCATGTCCTTGTACTCTAGCCATTGGTCAATGTTGTATTTCATGGTAGGCGAATGTCTCCGTCAATGATAGGCACGGCGTAAGGCGTGACTTTACGATTCTTTTCTACAAGGATACCTATGCCTTGCTGCCAATTAGCTACGCCTGTAGTAAGGTAGCTGGCTTGTTTGATATCCATTAGGTGTCCTACTTCAAGTCCAAACTGTGTACGGTTTTTGCCATACAATCCAGTAGTTTCATGCTGTAGTCCAAGCTTATGTGTATGTCCACACACAACAGACTTACCTAGCTTCTTGGCTAGGCTCATAGCAGTAGAGCCAGGCACTTGAATAGCACGGCCTTCATCACCATGTGCCATTACCCAACCAGGTAGTAGTTCTTTAAAGCGGTGTAGGTATTGGATATTCAAATCGTTGTAGCCTAGCAACTTTTCAATCTGTAATGATTCAAGAGAGTTGAAAGCTGGAGCATACTTACGGATGTAAGTTTGAATGCGGTCAGTATGATTAGAACGCTGGATAATAAATGGCTTGGTCTTACCGAGTGCATCTCGGAAGTCAGCCATGACATTGTATGTCATATCGATTGAGTCTTGTAATGTAGTGGCGTATTCGCCAGCCATTCCTTTGTTCCAACGACTAGGTTCAGGAGCATCAAGCTCATCACCAACACACCAGAGTTGAGTAGGCTTATACCATTTGATAAATGATACTACTCGTTTGACTGCGGCTTCGTCGTGGTAAGGAATTTGTAAGTCACTGAGGACTACAACTCTTTGTTGCATGTGTTACCTTCCCACAGCTACGATTTGTAGCAGTATGAGAAGGTTATCACATATGTCCGGTTTGTCCCTATGTTATGCGGCGTGTCGCAGTATATCTTTAATAGCATTCTCTAGGCCGTTAAGGCCTGAGTTATTGTAGATACGCCTATCCATAGGGTGATTGTCTAGCTCTGTTTCTGAGATGTGACTATTAACTGGGCCAGTATGCGGGCGCTCTACCCGCCATAGTTCTCCGCCAGCAATAGTAATCATCTGTGCTTCATTCTTAAAACGTACATCTGTAATGACTACTCGGTGCTCTTGCTTAGCCTTGGCTAATGCTAGGTCAATCCAGAAGTTAGAGCCAAACAATTCCCTTGCTCCCACTCCCAAGTCTTGTAACATCTGCCGTACCTTTGGTGATTGCTTAGCAAATTCCCAATTGTATCTATCTACAACATCTTGCAAANACGCATTANATATTGCGCCGATAGTTATTTGCGGATTAATTTTATATAACAAGTCTTTGATAGGGTCAGCAAAAGCTATGCGTTCATAACCATACTCACGGACAAGGATAGATGCTACGCTATCCTTGCCTGACTGAGCATAGCCTGACAACCCAATAAGATTAGGAAGCTGGCTCATCCAATACCTTCTTTGCTTGTAGCTCAAAGTTCTTCATGCTGTCCTTGACTACAATCTCTTCCCATACACGCTCGGCTTGACCGAGTGGTGCAGCTAATAGTAGTGCAGTCAATGCAATGACTAGGTCCTTAGCATCTTCATCTTCTGTTTTAATAGCCCAGTAGATATCATAGAGTGCACCGATAAGGTCTAGCGTTTTAAACTCTGAGACAGGGATGCCTAGCGTTCCATCAATCCCTTTAACATAATCCCAAAGGGTATCATCAAGCGGTAATAATTTCTCTGATTCGCTCATCGAGCCAGTCCTTTCCTAGTTTTAAGAAGGTGCTATTTACATCTTCTCCTTCGGGCATTGGTATTGCATTGGCATTGGGAAGCTCCCGAGTTATCTTCTTGCCAAACTCTTGTCCTGCTTTGTCACCATCGGTAAGGATGATAACCATATCAAAGTCATCTAGAATCCTAGAGTAATGCGGCTTCCAATTGTTAGCACCTGGTATACCTACCGATGGATGCCCTGTCTTGGTACCCATGATAACACAATCTAGTTCACCTTCGGTAACACAAATGTACTTGCTTGCATTGAAGCAAGCCTGTGTATTAAACATAGTAGTCTGAGCACCGGGCATACCCATGTACTTAGGTTCTTCTCCATGCATAGCACGGAAGCGTATGTCTACCACACCACTGGGTGTGACGTAAGGTATAGCTAGTCTGTTAGTATACTGCTCATGCCCAGGCAGCGGGTCAGTTACTACTCCCAAATGAAACATGCGTGCCTCGTCTACCGACAGGCCGCGTGTTCCTAGATATTCCTCCGCCTGACCGATGTGCAAAGCGTACTGTTGTGTCGCCCGTAGTAGAAATTGTCTGTGCGAATTCGACAGCTTCACCTAGTGTCCCTCCTTTCTCTAACATAATCAAATCGTATGTGTCACCAGAGACACCACAACCGTGACACTTGAAGCGGTTAGCATCAAAGTTCACGGCTGCACTAGCATTGCTATCATCATGGAACGGGCAGCGCATTTTGCGCCAGCCCGCTCCTACTGATGGGACAGTTGCACCTATGTGGCTGAGGTAATCAGCAATCGCATGCTTCGCTGTCATCATCTTCAAACACCGCTTCGTTTAATGTGGTTACTTCAACTAACAAGTCATCAATGTAGTGCTCAAGCCCATGCGCCTCAGCTCTTGTTTGCTTAATCAATAAAGCAAGCTTAAGTGTATGGTCTGCTAGGTCTGCAAGTGCATCCCATAGTTCATCTATCTCACGGTTAATCTTTCTGTTGAACATGCAACGCCTTTCGTAGTAGGTCTACCCAAACTTGACCAGGCATAGTAGCGTACCATTCCCCGGGGCTTCCCCTACCCCGGCGTTTGTGTAGTACTACACCTGTCCAAGCATTATCATTGGCCATTTCTGTAGCCAATTCTTCTGTCCACCCTGCCAAGTCCATCTTGGCATGGTTCTTTATCTCTATAGTTACACCAGGTATGCCTGAGATGTCACCCTTGTCTAAGGTTGCACCAGCTAAACGTCTGTCTACATAAGGGAACCACTGCTTTAACCACTTAACAACATCACGTTCAGCATTAGAACCTTTAGCTTTGGCTGCACTACCCATGTTGCATATACTCCTGTGTGTAATCTTTCACTACATCTTCTAGATACATACGTTCAGGGTCAAAGGACAGCTCAACATATGTCTCACCTGTCTGGTCTGCCCTGCCGTATCTATTCTTTACTGGTGCTATACATAGGTAGTAGTCTATACCTGTAGGTAAAGTCTTCTGTCCTACTGTTAGTACCATTGCTGGTATCTGACTAACCTTACCCTGCAATGCAGAGCGTGGCTGACATGGATACCCTGGTGTACCTTCTTGTGTATGGTGTAGTACCAACACACAAGCATTGGTATCACGAGCTAAGAACTTGAGCTCCTTCATAATCTGCCGCATAGCAGCAAACTCTTCATGACCATCAAGTGCTACGTCCATTAAATTATCCACCACTATAAGTGTTGGACTTCTACCCCATATAGTTTCAAAAGCAGAGACTTCTTCATCTAAGTCTTTGAGTGTAGGGCTAGATTCGAATGACCAATAGAGATGGTTGTTCTCAGCAAGGATAGATTCAGCAGTATCAGGGTTTGCTTTTAACATGTTCTCTGCCTGTTGCTGCGTCATCTTACCTGTGAGTGCTAACAATCTCATAGCCATTGTGTGTGCATTGGTATCGGCTGCAAAGTAAAGCGTCGGTTGCTTCAACCTCGCGGCTATATGTAAAGCTATTGACGACTTACCTGCACCCGGCGTACCTGCAATGACTGTTACCTCTGCTCGACGCAGGATAATACCTGCCCGTTCAAAGGCCTGAAAAGGAGCCTCTAAGGGCTCCCCTCCAATGTCTGCTTTGCGTATGCTACGCCGTAGTGTTTTCATTACTTGATTCTATCAGGTACGAATGTGTTCCACTCTGGCTGATGCTTGTCAATGTAAACAGTCTTGCACTTACTTGGGTCACCTTGTGCTGATGGGCAGAAGTAACCTTTGTATACACCGCCTTGTTTAGACGGGCCTTGTAGTGCTGTCATCTTTCCATGCGGACAAGAACGGCCCCCACCTAGAGGGGCTGCATTAAAAGGTGGTTGCTCCAATGGTTGTGCACTAGGAAATGCATTCATTACAGCAGCTTGCGCTGACTGCATAGGTGCTACCCCTGGTCCACGTACTACTGACTCAAGTTCCTTGATTGCCCCTTCAATAGAAGCAAGTGCGTTAGCGATTAGAGTATCAAGTTCCTCACCTGTCTCTGCTCGTACTGTTACTAGACTACCGGCTGCAGTCTTAGCTGTGATGCTGATGGGTGCTTCTGTGCTACTCATCTATGTTATTGCTCCTTTGCTTTATACCACTCACATGATGCGGTGTATCCGCACATGTTACAACTATCAAAGTTAGGTAAGAATAATTTATCTTTCCTAGCTCTGTCAAACATATCGACAAGCGATTCAATCTGGCTGTCGCCGAGACCAGCCAGGTTGAAGGGCTGACTTAACTCACCTTTACGTGCCATCCAATAGTATCCGATGTTAACTTCAACACCAAAGATACTCTTAATTCCATACCTGTAAAATGCTAGCTGTAAGTTAGAGCCAGGCGTAGTCTTGCCTGTCTTTAAATCTACGATTGCATACTGTCCTGTCTCTTTGTTGTAGAGTACACGGTCAATAAACATCTTGACTTCAACACCATTGATAACAGGTGATGCTTCTATCTCGATGGCTAATTGCCCACCAAGTGTAGCTATCTCCCATTCGGGATGGGTGTTACGCCACTCAACCCAGTTAGCAAAGAAGGTGTACCCGTGAGTAAACCACCAGTCTCCGTCTTCTGGATTACGTCGCATGCTAGCCATGCGCCAACCACTAGTGTTGGCAAAGTCATACTCGGGGCGCTCACTCTGTGTATCAAGCCACGCTTTTTTCCATAGGTCTAGCAATTCCATTACAACAACTCCTTCTCAATGGCTTGAATGGTTGGGCAGGGGTATGCCGAATTGTAATTTTGTTCAATGTCCATTCCGCAACCGTCGCATACCATTTCTATTTTTTGCCATAAAACAGGCGTGTGCAATTCCACTACTTCACGAAGGGCAGTCCAAGATGGAGTGCGGTTTGTGCCGTCACCATAAAACTCTTCGTTTGCTGCGATTAGTTCTAGCAATT